CTTGGACGGTTCAAGGATAACCCAGACCTGTTGCGCGCGGCGGCGGACTACCTGGAGATGACCTTATGCCCGTAGTAAATCATGCGACTTTGGACCTACCCCCGGTATATAATCACCCGGAAGATCCGAACTCCTTGGTTTACATTCCACCCCCAACAGTTGAACGCTTCATGATGGACGACCATCTGGTCCGGTTCATCGTGGGACCCGTGGGTTCCGGCAAGTCCATGGGCTGCATCATGGAGTTGCTGCGGCGCGCGCGGATGCAAAAACCCGACGGCAACGGAAGACGGTCAACCCGTTTCGCCCTTATCCGCAATACGATGCAGCAACTGCGCACCACTGTACTCAACGACGTAATGCAATACTTAAATCCGATGATCCGGTATTTCGTCACCGACTCTACTATCCAAATACGCGCCGATCTGGAAGACGGCACGTCGGTGCACTCCGACTGGGTGCTCATACCCCTGGACACCAAGGAGGACGTGCGGAGATTACTCTCGATGCAGCTGACCGGCGCGTGGGTGAACGAGATCCGCGAAGTGCCCTACGATATCGTCTCGGCTTTAATGGAGCGACTGGGCCGGTTCCCCTCCAAGATCAACGGCGGACCGACATGGTTCGGACTCATAGCCGACAGCAACCCGTGGGACGTCGACTCCCCCTATCACGAAGCTCTCGTGCTCAATCCAGATGTGAAATGGGTATTATACCACCAGCCCAGTGGGCTTTCTCCCCAGGCCGAGAACCTGGAGAACCTGCCGCCGGGTTATTACGAAAACGCGATGTCCGGCTCGTCGGAAGAACGCATCGCCACGCAGATCCGTTCTGAATGGGGAACATCCAACGCGGGTCAGGCGGTGTTCCGGCGCTCATTTGACGCCAACACCCACGTCGTGGACATGGAAGTCGTCGTCAATCCGATGCGGCCCATATTGATCGCGATGGATTTCGGCCGCACGCCCTGCGCGCTTATCGGTCAGGTGGATAGTTACGGAAGATACCTTATTTTCGAGGAGATCGTCACCGACGACATGGGACTGCACCAGATGGTGGCGGAACGCTTACGCCCGCGCCTGATGATGGAGCCGTTCCAGGGCAAGCGATCCTACGTGGTGGCCGACCCCGCCGGGGCCCAGCGGTCGCAGCACACAGAGGAAACGGCGTTCGACGTGCTTCGGAGCGCGGGGTTCCTGGCGTATCCAGGGCTTACCAACGACATCCCGCCGAGGTTGCTCGCGGTGGAAAAGCTCCTCAGGCAGACAATAATGGGTCAGCCCGCCCTCCAGATATCGCGTATGGGCTGTCCAATCCTGATCAGGGCGCTGGCATCCCAGTATCATTATCGCCGCCGACGCGATGGCCACCTCGACGATAAGCCTGAGAAGAACAACCATCCATACTCCGATGTGGCCGATGCGTTGCAATACGGTTGCCTCTCGGTTCAGGCGGATCTCACGGGCAAGGCGATGCGTAGCATGGTATCGCGGGTGACATCCACGAAACCAAAGATAAGCTCTGGAGGATGGACGTGAGCGACCAGTTTATCATCCATCGTCTGCGTGCCAAACCAGTGGAATACAACCTGAAGATCCGTCACTTCGTCATCGACGGTGAGTGGGTCATGGGCGTGACGATCAGCGACGTGGACATCGAGATCGACGAGGAAGCCCGCCGGGTCGCCGACGACCTGCGCCGGGCGGCTGACATGATCGAGGGCGAACTCATTGAACAGGACGTAGTTGGGGACACGACGCCATCAGTTGGTCCATGATGTGAGCGGTATGTTTGGCGCGGGCGTCGACGAACCAGAACAGGATGCCCAGGACTAATACGTTCACGATAACCAACGACAGAAATTGTGGGCCCAGCTTGAGGCTGAGCCCACGGGTATGCAAATTCAGATCATGATCAGGTTCGGGCATGATCGGCTACCTCGCCGCCGCTCCCAGCAAGCTGGTATCGGCGCGGCTCACCGGCCAGGGGGATCTTTGGTCCCGGTCGCGCCAACCTGCCCGGCACGCTGGCCAGATGACGCGCCTGTCGGGTCGGTGACCACCAGCGGGACGCTGGGCGGTGCCACCGTGGAGCCACTACCGTTGCTTGCCGTCACCACGCAGGTGAACGCGGTGCCGACGTCCGCGATCAGCACGGCATAGGTGTTGGCCGCGCCGCCGACGACGAACGTGCCGTCCCGGTGCCACGCGTATTCATACTGGGTTGGCTCGCCTTCCCAGTTGCCCATGGTGCAGTTCAGTAAGGGCCCCTCCTGAAACACCGCCGGGACGTCCCTGACGACCGGGGGCGGGGGCGGTGCCGTCAGGATCTCATAATCCTTCAGTTCGGTCACAGCCGCCGCCAGCACCGACAGTTCGTCCGGGGAGAATACCTCCACGTGGGCCTCGACGACGGCCTGTAGCTGGTCGCTTGTGGGCGAGATGACCGTGGGCCGAACGCCGGGAGGGGCTGGCTCGCCCTCAAAGGGTTGAGGAGCATCCTTGGCCCCGGTCGCGCCGAACCGCCCAGCACGCTGGTCGGGCGTCGCTTCAGCCTTATGTTCCGCTTTGGTATCGTGTTTCTTGTCGCCGTTTTTGTCGTCGGGTTTGTGGGCCATCGAGTCCTCCATAGGGGGGTGTCAAGCGTAAACGCTACATACTCGAAAAGGGTTCCTGAACGCAAGATTATAGTGCGAGATGTAATGATGGTTCTAAAAATACCCTGGATTTTATTTTTGTGGCGCAACAGTTTCATAAACCCACACATTTGGAAGAGTGTAGTCACCTACGGGGAGAGTACCTAAAGGGCGGCGGGCCCAGGGGCCCCCCTTGGACAGATGGGGGGTGGGGTGGGCACGCCGGGATTAAATCGTCAGCCACCTATACGAGACCTGCGCCGCTGAGACAGAAAATGGGCAAAGCCCTTCAGCGGACCGCCTAACCCGTGTCGTGTTGTGTGAAAACAGAACCCGTCCCGCGTGTCGTGTCCATTGTGGACGCGGAAACCTGATCCTTTAGTCCGGTCGTATGTAACCCGGTGGAACGTTTCAGGACCGCAAGCGAGCGCCAGGATCGCCCCTGTGAGTAACAATCTCGGCAACGCCATACCTGACAAAGTATGGATCGGGGGATTACGTCCCAACGCTAAGGCGCGTCCGGATTGCTGCAGGGGAAATCCCGCTGACCGCTTAGAACCTGGTTGCCGCCGGGCCGTCGTGAGAGTGACGGGATATGCGCGAGTTTTAGCCGCTGGCAAGCGGCAAGGTCACTGGCTTTTACTACGTAGTAACACGCCAGTCTGATGAGTTCCCAATAAGGACGAAACCTAATGCACCGCACTATAAAGTTTCGCGGTGAGAAATTAGAGCGGGGCCCTATCCCGTTGCGATTTCTCATGGCAGCGCCAGCTGGCGATACCAGCGAGTATAACAAGCGGCACGTCACCAAATGGACGCGCATCGCCCCCGTGGCGAAGGGTGCTCGCAAGCCTCGCATGGCTAACCGTGGCGACGCTCCCACAACCTCTCATGCGGCCAACTATACGGGTCGCATCGTAGGCAACTCCCAACATGACGCGGTTCGCCGCATGGCCCTTAAAGGTTACTGACATGACACTTCCAATCCTACTCGGCTTCGCTGGCGTGCTCTCACACGCCGCTGGCATGTTCCCCGCGTGCTCCTACCGCAAGGTTGGCGGGCTTCGCTTCGTGCGCATCGGCAGGTTCGGCGCGTCCTTCTTTATCTCCAACAAAGGAAACTGACACATGGACTGGATCGTTTACCTCGCTAACTTCCACGGTTACGCGAACGACAACACGATTGATGACGCGCCGCTATCGTTCCTGATTGATACGACCGTATTAAACGATAGCAGACTATCGCCGGATCAGGACGACTATGATCCGGCGGACATGGAACTGGATGACGATGACATGGACGTTGATGTTGTCGAGTACTTCCAACGCTACTTCTGAGCGTTGCTCTTACGGATAGGCGCGGGATGCCGCGCCTATCAGCAAGCACAACGGAAGGAGCCTGTATGCGATTAGCCTAGCCCGTCACGCCTGACGGGCTTGAATTAGCCGCCCCGGATACGTCCAGGCGATGCGGCCCCGCCCGCGCAATGCGCACAACGCCAGCCTGTAGGCTGGCACTCAGCGATCCGTCAAACCTATAAGAGGCGAGACCTTCGCGTTGCTTTCGTAATAGTCCGACAGCACCCGCGCCGCCGTATCCAGTGCACTGGATACGATTAAGCGCCTTGCCTGATCGGACTGTTATGAGCGCATCGCTCGCATCGAATGATCCTCGCGACCGTTCGAAACCTTTAATACCGGAGTAACACAACATGGCTAAATCCACTCAGTTCGTTTCCGACCGCGTTGACGATATCGCGCATCGTATCCGCGCGGCGTGCTCGGCTGTCGCCGAACCGACGCAACGCATGGAGGACGCGCAAAACGCGATGCAAGAGGCATCGCAGGATGGCAACAATACCCGGCTGTCGGTTGTCACCGATATCGCGAAACTGTCGTGCGATGAGGACTGGACGCATGGTGAAGTGGCGCAAGCCTGCGAGCGCGCGGCCAAGATGGGCAACTCCAACGGCGGCGAAGCCTCGCGCAGCGCCAAGAGCGTCGGTGTGTTCATATCGGAAATGAAGACCTTCGCGAGCCCCAAGGTTCGCGCCGCGCTGCCTAACCTTCGCGAGACCTGCGAAGGCGTGTGGGCGGACGAAATCGAGGCGCTGGCATCGGTTGATCGCGAGGACCGCGACAACATCAAGACCCCCGTGCACAAGTGGCAAAGCAGGTTCTACCACCTGCTGATCCATGTCGCCCGCGCCGTCAAGGACGCCAAACTCCCCGCCTCGCTCACGAAGCGGGAGCTTATCGCCTACGCGGTGGCGAACGACCCCGACCATGACGCCGCCAAGGTGGCCGCGCGGCTCAAGAGCATCCTCGAAAAGATCGACGCCTTCCATGCGGACTTTGGGATGGAGGAACTCCAGACAGCGGCGGATTACCTCCGCACCATCACCACCGAGGAACTGCTGGCCGCGCGCCAGACCCTGCTGGCATCCCAGGCGGCGCTTACGCCGCCGCCGGTAGTGGAAGCCCCCGCGCCGGTCATCGCCGCCCCCGCCCCCTCTGAGCCCGAGGACGTCGAGGTTGCCTCGGGTGTGCTGGACTACGATGAGTTCGACGCCATCCTGAGCGACGCGGTGGCGCGCAACGCGCAACTGGTGGAGCGGCAGGTGGTGGCGAACCTGCTGGCCCCGTGAGTTTAATACGGGAGTATGGGAAAGCAGTGGCGGGGGGTACCATCCCCCGCTCGCTTGCTCTAACGCGCCGGTTAGTGGCGACGCGTTGGACAAAGCGAGTGAATATCTAGGGCCAGGGCCGGGTAAACGAATGATCCGGTGCGCACTCGCAACTAACAAATGTTTTCCGCGCCACACGTATCGAGTGCGCGCGAATAACCCCTTGATATCGACCGAGCTTGCGAGCAATGACACCAAATCCGACAAGGATTGCATCCTATTAACTTATTGATTTATTTATATGTATTATTAACTTTGTCCTTATTGTTATTACTGCGAGTGGAACATATGATACGTGATGCGCGACCTTCGACCAGTGTGCGCACTTTTCCGGCTCGGGCCTTACTGCCCAGTATTATATTCCGCCTGCAGTAATAACAATCGGGACAAACCGCGTATGGTTTTGTGCTTGACCAATGACTTGTTCGGGAGTAATCCTTGTCGGATAGGAATACCATCTTGACAGTTCAGGACAGCAACGAATTACATTCTGTCCATAATAGGCTACGCCTGACGCTGTTGAGTTGTGCCTTTGTTTAATACCGGAGTAACAAACAATCGCTCCAACCCCGACCCCGACATGAGGATCTACCGCACCAATGAAAAAGCCCAACCCCCTATTTTTGCGCGGCGACATACCCACCGAGGGCGAGCCCCTCCGCTTCGACGCTAACAATCCAGGCAAGCGATGCCGCACCTGTCGCATATATAAGGCAAATGATGCCTTCCAATTCCCGCGCATGAAGACCTGCATCAAGTGTTTTCTGCGACGGGTGCGTGGCGCGGAGCGTGGAGCACTGGCCGTGGAGCAGTCGATGCTCGCCGCGTCGGGAGCCCCTGCCCTGACTTCGACCAG